AACTCCTGATACAACACAGGAACTACCACAGGAGATATATTTTATTGACAGGAAAGTAGTGGAGAACAGAGAAGTAGTACAGTTTGAATTAGCATCTGAACTTGATTTAATTAATTTACAACTTCCTAAGAGAGTAGTTACAAGAGATCTGTTCCCTAGTGTTGGTACGTTTATTAATCAATGACATGGCAGGAAGATGCTCTTGTTCATGCAGAACATGAAGCACCTAGAGAATCATGTGGTCTTCTTGTTAATTATTTGAATAAAGATAAGTATATTCCTTGTAAAAACTTAGCTTTACATAATGATTTGCAGTTTCTGTTAGACCCTTTAGATTGGGCTGATACTGAGGATAGATATGGCAGAATCCATGCTGTTATACATTCTCATCCGATTGGTACGGAGCATCCAAGTGAAGCAGATATTATAAGTTGTAAACGATCTAATAGAACTTGGTATATTATTGGATTAAAGACAAAAAGATGGTTTAAATTTAAGCCAACAGATAAAATAGAAACATTACAGAGAGATCCATGCTTAAGACAGTGAAATTATATGGAGATCTGGCAGATTTTGTAGGATGGAAGGAACAAAAGGCAGAGGTAAAAAATACAGTTGAGGTGATGCGTTTTCTGCGTTGTAATCACCCAGAGTTGGATGCATACATGATTGATAAATTTTACAAGGTAGATATTGGTGGATATAACGTAACAGAGGAAAATATGCTTGATCCGATAGCAGAGGAAATAAAAATAATACCAGTAGTTGAGGGAAAAATATTTGGAATAATAGCTGGGATTGGTTTGTTGTTTGGTGGCAGTGCAATTCCTGCTGGAGGTTTATTAGGTTTTCTTGGCACAGCAGCAACAAGTATAGGAACAAGTTTAATTATTAATGATGTGACAAATTATTTAACACCAAAGCCAAAACCAATGTCATCTTTAGAACCAGAAGATGCCACTGTTAACTTTGCCTTTAGTGGGGTCACAAACGTTAGTCGTGCTGGTGTTGCACTACCTCTTGTCTATGGTGAAATTTTTGTCGGAAGTATTAACGTATCAAACGGAATTGATACAGACCAGATTGAGGTTTCTGCTTAATGGCTGATTTTAATGACTTTGATCAAATTAATACCGAATATCGAATAAGTGATGCTATTGATTCTCATTATTTTGGTCAGAAAACAGATAGAGATTTAGATGGATTTTTAAAAAGTTTTGGTTTAGAAGGTATCGGTTCTGATGTCGAGTTTGATTCTCTTACAGGAAAATTAATTAAAAAAGATGGTGTTGCTGTTGAATCTGCTACATATTCTCAGACAGGTACTACTGGAACAATTACTCATGATGGTGATGTAACAGTTGTTGCTGGTGATAAGGTATTTATGTCGCATATTTTATCAACAGATATAGAGCCGGGGGAATTATTTGTAGCTTCTGTAACTTCTTCTACAGTCTTCACAGTTACGCAAACATATTCCGCTTCTCAAAGTTATGCAATAACATTTTTTATTGATAAAGAAAAATCTGCTACTTACTCTCAATCTGCAAATACAATAACCGTAACTCATAACGGAACAGAAACTTTAGCTGTAGGTGATGTTGTCGACCTAAACGTTACCTCTGGGTCTGGTACAACAGAAAATGTAACTGTCACTTCTGTGACTTCCTCAACAGAATTTAAAGTTGCAAGTAGTACTTCAGTTTCTACCTCTGGTAATGCTACTTTTACAAAACAGGATAATAGTATAATTGGAGATGTTGATGGAATTAGAACTTTTAATGAATCAATATTATCTAGCAAACAATCTAATAATCTCATAGATGTATTATCAGAAGGAGAAATAAATGGTTTTCCTGCGTCTTTAGATGCAAGTCTTACAAGAGATACTGATAAATATAATATTGCAAGTTTAAAAAATGTACATTTAAATGGGACACCAATTTTAAAAAATTCAGCGGATATAAATAATCTTACTGAAGGTGATTTTAATTTTGCAAGAGAAGATATAAGTTTTGAATCTAGATTTGGAACTTCTACTCAAACTGCTTTAGATACAATCAATGAAGTAGAATCAGAGACTGCTGTCGGCGTGGAAGTAACAAAAGCCACACCAGTATCAAGATCAATATCTAGTCAGATAGATAAATTAAGAATTACTATAGCATTTCCTTCTTTACAGGAATTTAATACATCTGATGGTTCAACAAATGGAACACAGGTTAATTTACAAATAAAAATTACAGAGAATAATGGTATTGAACATACTGTAATTAGCGGTTCTAAAGGTGCAGTTATTGGTAAAACAAATACACAGTATTTTAGAGATTATATGATTAAGAATTTATCATCTTTAAATTATCCCATAACTGCAACTGTCACTAGAGTTACAAATGATTCTACTGATACAAACTTACAGAATAAATTTAGTTGGTCTTCTTTTACTGAGATAACAGCAGAACAAAGACCTTATTTAGATATTGCACACGTTGGCTTACGTTTTAATGCTGAATCATTCAGATCAATACCCACTAGAACGTATCGCATCAGAGGAATCAAGGTAAAAATTCCACATAATGCAACTGTAAGATCTGATGGCAGTTTATCTTTTAGCGGTACTTTTAACGGAACACTTAAAACAGATAAGGAATGGACAAATGATCCAGCATGGATTTTATATGATGTTTTAACTAATACACGTTACGGAGCATCTATACCAGAGTCAGCTATAGATAAGTTTGCTTTTTATTCTGCTTCAGAATATAACTCAGAACAAATAGATGATGGATCTGGGACAGGATCTACGGAGGCAAGGTTTAGTTTAAATGCAAATATAAATAATCAGAAAGATGCTTTTGAGCTTATACAAGATATTTGCTCAGTTATGAGGGTACAGGCTTTTTATGAGGCTGGTAGTATTACGATATCACAGGATAGACCATCTGATCCTGTCTATACTTTTAATATCTCAAATGTAACTGAGGGTGGTTTTTCATATAGTAATCAAAGTCAAAAAGCTAAGTTTACAAAGATTAATGTAGGTTTTTTTGATATGACAACAACTGCTGTTGATTATGAAACAGTAGATGACACGACAGCACAGTCAAGGTATGGAATTAAAACACAAACTATAAAAGCATTTGGAACAACATCAAGAGGACAGGCTTCAAGGATGGCGAAATGGTTATTGTTCAATCAAAATAATTCTTCTGAAATAGTTAACTTCACTATTACTGCAGAAGCAGGCGTCTTAGTAAGACCTAATCAAGTTATATCAATAGCTGATGAAGTAAAACAAGGTGTAAGAAGAGGAGGAAGAATCAAAACAGGTATAAGTACAACTCAGATAGAAGTTGATGATACAGCATCCACAGATCTTGTTACTACAAATACTGCAAAATTATCAGTGATTTTATCTGATGGAACGCTTGAAACTAGAGATATATCTGCAATTAGTTCTGCTACTGTCACTGTCTCTTCTGCTTTTTCTTCTGTACCACAGGCAAATAGTGTTTGGGTTATAGAAAATACAACACTTGAACCTACGACATGGAGAGTTATAAATGTACAGGAACAGGAAAATCTTACATTTAGTATCACAGCAGCATCACATAACAGTGATAAATATGCCTTCGTTGAAGATGGCACAGCTTTGCCCACAAAAAACTTTACCGTAATAACAAAACAATTAGCTGCTCCGCAAAACTTAACTGCTTCTGAATCACTTATTATTATTAATAACAAAGCTGTTGCAAGACTATCTATATCTTTTGCTGCTGTAAAAGGTGCTATTGGTTATTATTTGCAATACAAATTTGAGAATGGAAACTTTATTAATCAACAAGTTAAAGGCACTGATTTTGATATTGACAATATCACTAAGGGTAAATTTGTTATAAGAGTATTTTCTATAAACGCGATAAACAAGTTAAGTGATAGACCTAATGAAATTGAATTTACATCAGTTGGTAAAACTGCATTACCTGAAGATGTGCAAAATCTCAGAGTGGAAACTATATCAGACCAGTTAATGCGATTACGTTTTGATCAATCTACAAGTATTGACGTTTTATTAGGTGGCAACGTAGTTGTCAGGCATAGTAATTTGACTGATGGAAGTGGTACTTTTACTAATTCTGTCGATATAATTCCTAGATTGTCAGGTTCAGTAAGTGAAACAATTTTACCAGCTATTGATGGTGAGTATTTCTTAAAATTCAGAGATGATGGAGGCCGCTTTAGTAGTGGAGAGGCATCTGTTGTTGTCGTTAATCCCGATTCATCACCTAAACTATTAGTTAAAAATGACAGAGAAGATACAGACTCTACTCCGTTTGCTGGTACAAAATCAAATTGTTTTTTTTCTAGTTCATTAAATGGTTTAGTTTTAGGTGCGGATTCATCCTTTGATAATACTACCGCTGGAGGAACTTATGATTTCGCAGATATTCTTGATATTGGTTCAATCCAGCCTTTACGTTTGACTAGGCATTTAGTAACACAGGGTTTTTATCCTAATGATCTGATAGATAGTAGATCGGCTAATATTGACACTTGGACTGATTTTGATGGGATTGTAGCAATTGATTCAAATGCAAAATTAACAGTAGCGGTCACTTCAACTGCTCCTTCCAATGGTTCTAGTTATCAAGATAGTGATTTTACAGGTAAGACATTCAATACTTTTGCAAATGGAACATTTATTGGTAGAGCTTTTAAATTTAGATGTGAATTATTTAGCTTTGATCCTGCACAAAGTATTGAACTAGATCAACTTGGATATAAAGCTGAATTAGAAAGAAGAACAGAACAAAAAAGCAATTTAACTTCAGGCACAGCATCTTCTGGTCTTGCAATCACTTTTGATAATTCATTTTTTACAGGTTTTAGCAATACAAGTGTTAGTGCTGGTAGTCAACTTCCTAGTATCTCTATTACTGCTAATGATTTAGCTGCAAGTGAAACATTTACTCTTACTAACATCACAGGTACTGGATTTACAATAAAATTTATTGATGGAAGTAGTAATGCTGTAAATAAAACATTTAGTTATACAGCGGTTGGTTTTGGAAGTGGTAGTTAGTGTTGGATTACGATATACTTAGATAAAATTTTGGATTAGGAAATGGCACAACACGACTATGTAATAGATAACTCCACAGGCCAAAATGTGAGGGCAGACATTAATAGCGTTTTACAGGCAATAGCAACGAATAATTCTGGTTCTTCTGCTCCCAGTTCAACTTTTGCTAGTCAATTCTTTGCTGATACGACTGCTGGAGTGATGAAAATAAGGAATAGTTCAAATAATGCACATGTGCCAGTCTTTAATTTATCAGATGGAACTATTGCATCAAATGCAGTTGTAAACTCATCAGTTTCTTCAAGTGCTGCAATAGATGCAACAAAACTATCTTTTACACAATCTGGCACTGGTGCAACAGCCAGAACTGTAGATAGTAAACTTGGAGATATAATTTCGGTTAAGGATTTTGGAGCAAAAGGAGATGACAGTACAGATGATACTGCTGCCATACAAGCCGCTTTAAACTTGTTACAAAGCCAAACTATTGGAAAATTATTTTTTCCCAAAGGTACTTATAGGCATACTGGTTTGACATTAACAGTTTCAAATTTTAACGATAGTTTTGTTATACAAGGTGAGAGCCCTAATTCAACAATATTAAAAAACACTGGAACAGGGGTAAATCTAAGGATAGATGGAATTACTGGTGAAGAGGCTGTATATGGTTGTATCGAATCTATTCAATTTTTAGGTAATAGTAATAGCTCTCATGGAGTGCATGTAACTGAGGCTGGTAGAACAAAATTTGATAGAGTTTGGTCTTTAAGTAATGGAAGTGGTTCTTCTGCTGCTTCTGGTTTTCATTATGAAAACGCATGGTCTCCCAGTTTTTTAGAGTGTCGTGCTGATAATAATTCTAATTATGGTGTCTTTCTAAAAGGTGGAACAAACCATGATATTAATGGTGCATATTTTAGGGGAGGAGCGTATAGTTCTAATACTTTAGATGGGATATATATAGAAGCAGCTACTGATGATGATACTATTTCTGGAGAATTATTGAATGTTGGATTTTCAAATAATGTAAGAAATGGTATTTTTTGTAAAACACCTTGTTTGAGAATAATAGGTTGTTTCTTTGAATTTAATCAAAATGCAGGTTTAAAAATTGGTGACGCATCAGACGCTAGAACTTTATTTGGTGCGACTGTTATAAATTCATTTTTTGATGCTTTAAATAGTTCTGGAACAAATTATAAAGGTGTAGTTATTGAGGAAGCAAACGGTGTATCTATTGACGGATGTAACTTTAAAAATTTAACTTCTGGAGTTGAAATTGACTCGGCATCTAAAAATATTACTATTGGAACTTTATGTATTAATAGAAAAGCTGGCTCAGTTACAAATATAGCTGATGTAAACTCTACTTTATTTACAGACAATACAGAACCATTAGCAATAAGGCAAGAATTAGTACAAGTTGGAACAGCATCAATAAATAAATTTAGAGTTGAATCAGGAAGTTCTGGATTTAGATTTGATATTGAGAATAATGGTACTAATTCTGCTAATACTTTATTTAGATTACTTACATCATCAAGTGATGAGGTTATTTTTGGTATTAGAAATGACGGTAAGTTACGTCTTAATGGTGCTACTAGTACTTCAGGTCAAACTAATAATCTGCCATCAACAACACTTAATAAACTTCAAGTTTTTGATGGCTCTGGTAACAGCTTAGGTTATATAGCATTATATAATAACTGGGGATAATCTAATTTTTTATTATTTTTAAATTTACACAAAATTGAAAAACAAAATAAATCGTGTAGCATACAGGTTTAATTTATTTAATTAAATGCTTAAAAAACTTTTAGCTGTAGCTGCTGCTTCAGCAATATCTCCCGCGTTTGCTGGAATTTATTTCAATGTAGAAAACAATGGTTCGATAAAAGCGAGTAATTGGTTAGGTAGTAATACAGATTTCCACGTTGGTTACGAAGGTCAAGTATCTAATGGGACTACCAGTTACTATATTCAAGGAGGTTTAAATGTAGACTCTCCAGATAGTATGAGTTCAAAAAGAAATTTTTCTGCTAAAGCTGGCGGATCTGTAAAAGCATCAGACAATATTGATGTGTATGGAGAATTATCAATCCTTACAGATAGAGTTAATTCTTACGGTACTAAAGTGGGTTTGAAAATAGGTCTTTGAAAATAGCATTCTTATCAAGTAACTAAATATGAACAGGGGTGTGCTTACACACACAGTAGTTATGACTATCATGTATATAACTGCAAATGCACCTCTTCTCATGTTTAATAAAATAGCTAACATCCTTTCTATTATTTCATTTTTGATGGTGTCGTCAATGAGTGTAGGGGCTTACTTAGCAATTCAATATATGAGATCACCAGAGTTTGAACGTAACCTTAAAAATAAAGTTATGGGTGATTTGCAA